GCGGATCAGGAGATCGCTCATGTTGGCGACCGCGAAGGTGCCGACATTGACGGTCTTGGTCGCCGGCGCGAATTTAGCCGCAACCAGCTGGAAGCAGATGTCCTCGTCCTGGTGCGGCGTCCAGGTGACGGCGTTCGACGACGACAGCATGACGCCGACCGAATAGGGCTGCGCGGCGACCGGCTGCTGCAGGTCGGCATCGAAGTCGCCGAGCTTGGCGGTCTTATCGAATGGTTGCCATCGTTGGTCTTGACGACGAAGGCGTATTCGATGCCGCCGGCGAGCCAGATCGGATAGGGGAAGCGGATCTCGGTCCACTGGCCGATCACCGCTGCGTTCATGTCGTAGAACGCCTGGGCGATGACGTTGACGGTCGGGATGCCGTTGGCGACCTCGACAAGCTCGAGCACAATCGGATTGTCGGGATCGCCGACCAGGCAGACCTTCAGGTTGACGCCGGCAATGTGCCGCCCCTCGGTCAGCGTGAAGGTCTGGGCCAGCGGGTCGGACCGGCTGCCGCCATTGCCGCCGCCACCGCCGCCGACACCTCCGGTCTCGCGCGGCGCTGTCACCGAGGTCTGCTGCACGGTCGTGGTGACGACGCGACGCAGCGTCTCGATGTCGATCGTGCCCTGCCCGACGAAGATGGCGGCAGCCTTCGAGCCGCCGGCGCCCTCGGCGACGAGGCCCTTCGCGCCGGCCGGCACATTGGCCGGGACGGTGAAGCTGTTGACGATCTGGCCGGCGCCGTCGGCGGAAAGGCCGCCCGGATTGACGTCGATGCCGTCGAACTCGAGCTTGGTCAGGTTTTCTCCCGCGCCGAAGCCATGAATAGTGAACTGCAGCGAGATCTGCCTGAGATAGGAAAGCCGCTCCTCGCGCGTCGAGCTCTCGATCGTCTCCTTCTGCGTCGTCGTGGTCGTCGTCGTGGTGCGGCCGGTGGTCGACCTCGACGTGGTGATGACCACGGGCGACGACAAAGCCGCCGCGCTGTCGGAGGCCCATTCGGTGGCGCTCTCGGTCCAGTAGTCGACCGGCGGGTTGATCGTCATCGACGCCGGCAGCGGCGTGAAGTTCTGATAGGGGTTGATCTTGGTGCAGCGGGTGGCGAGAGCCTGCTCGACCGCGACTTCTTCCGTCCAGTTCAGCAGCGTCACGCCGGGCAGGTTGACCGCATGGAAGGTCGGGTCGATCGCCAGCCGCAGCAAGCCGCCGAACACGGCCGCGGTCTGCGCCTCGCCCTCGTCTCGGTAGCGGTCGGAGGTGAAGGGATCGACGAACACGCCGTTCTTCGAGATCGGCTCGCGGCTGTCGATGTCGCGCTGCAGGCGCTCGAGCGCGATCAGGTCCAGAGCGTCGACCAGGCTGTTATACATCCGGTCGATCTTCGCCATGGTGTAGGCGCGCACGCCGATATTGGTGACGTTCGGCGTGCCGGTCCAGATGTTCTCGACCAGCGCGAGCGGCAGCACGTCGGCCGGCACCGTCGGCGGCAGCGCGTTGGTGCGGCTCGAAACGCCCTTCAGGTAGACTGAATTGCCGTCGCTATCCAAGCCGAGCACGTCGACGCGCGGCAGCTTGAAGTCATAGTCGACCTGGATTTGCCCGCCATTGACGCCGCCGGCGACGGTGATGGTGGTTGCGGTGATATCCGTTGCCGAGACGATGCCTAGATAGCGGTATTTGACGGTGTAGCTCGACCCGGTCGCGGGCTCGGCGCCGCCGGCCGCCCACGACACCAGGTCGCCGGCCTTCGTGTAATCGGCCGGCGTCGCATAGGTCGTGGCGCCCTGGTTCACCTCGAGGATCGACGTCACGCCCGTGTTGACCAGAGCGTCGGAGCCGTTCGGCGTGCCGCCACGAACAACCGTATCAGTTACTTCCTTCTCGACCAGAACTTCGCGGATCGTGGCGATCGGCCCGTGATTGAGGGTGACGATAGTCGGGTTCGTGCCGAAGGTGTGCACCTCGGTCGGGATGCGGAAGAGATCGAAGCTTTCCGTCTCACGGTGGCGCAGCGCCGCATAGCGCGTGCGCTTCTGGCCCTTGATGTTGGCGACGCCCTCGGCGATCGAGAAGACCTGGTCGGCGCCATCCTTGCCCAGCGCCGAGACGGAGCAGCCGGAGACGATATAGTTGCCGTTCGCGTCGAAGTCGTAGATCGCGAGCTGCGCGTTGATGCCGGTCAGGTTCGGCGGCGGCGTCTGGTCGATCGCCACACCGTCCTTCAACAGGTAGACCGAATAGAGATCGCCCTCGCCGCCGTCGCCGGAGAAGCCCCAGGCGAGCGCGAACACGACGCGCGCGGCGCCCGCTTCCCCCTCGGACAGCGAGCCCGGCATCAGGCCCAGCAGAGCGGGCTCCTCGAGCTCGGTGACATACGTTTTGAGCAGGCGCACCCCAATGTGCACGGCACCTGTCATCGGCACGTCTGTCAGCACCGCCGCCGGCGCGTCGAGAACACGGCCTGCCACATAGAGCTTGCCGGCGATCAGCGTGACGGTTTGCGCCGCAACGTCGATGATGATGTCGGCGCCTTCGACGCGGTCGCCGTCGCGCGCGACCAGATTGCCGATCGAACGGATCTTCCGCTGAAGGATGGTCTGGGCCTCGACCATCTCGGCCGCCTGACCAATCTTGCCTTCACGGTTGAGCACGCTGTCCCACAGCGGGAACTGCGGGGAGCGGTCATAGGCGCCGGTCAGGTTCGACTCGTGCTCGTAAGCCATTTTGCCTCAGCTGATTTTCAAGAGCGCACGAAAGCGTTCGCGCGAGGTTTTGCCGAGAAGCGCCGGCGCGATATCGAAGCCGCCGACGATGGCGCCACCCGCGATTGCGGCGCCGGGCAGCCAGCGGATACCGGCGGGGTGTGCGCCGACGGGCACGCCGCCGAGCGTGACGCTCCAGGATTGGATGGTCTCGCCCTCGCCTTCGCCGAAATCCATCATGGCTTCGACATAAAGGTTCGGACCGGCGCCGCTTGCCACGACCCAGCTTTGCCCGGCGGCCTGGTAGTACCCGCCGAAGGAAGCGTTGACCGGCCGGTAGACCCGCGCCTTGCGGAAGCCGATCGGCGAGCCGTCCTCACGATAGACGCCGATCCAGCACGACTTGGCGAGCAGCGCGGTGGCGATGATCTGCGCCCGCGACAGAGCGGCGTCCGAGACCCATTTCAGGCCGGGCGTGTTCCAGGGGAACGGCCCCCAGCCGATCGACCCGCCCTCGACCGGCTCGATCCAGGCGCCAAGCGCGGTCAGCTCGGCTTCCGTCAGATCGTGCTGGCCGGCATCGAAGGTGCGGCTGAAGGACCATTTGACGCCGCCGGCGTGGAGGAAGACGCCGGAGTTGTCGCCCCAGATGCCGTCGCCCCACCTGGTGTAGGCCCAGTCGTGCTCGCGCACATTGTAGCCGTTCCAGGCGCGGTAGAACTCGGAGCGGACCGGGTCCGACAGGCGCACCACGGCCTCGATCGTGCCGAGATCATCCTCGTCGTCGCGGAAACGGTCGAGCTCAAGTTCATAGAAGTGCCAGCGGGTGCGGCGCACCGGCGCCTCGTAGAAGGTCGAGAAGGCGTAGCCGACCCATGTCAGGCTTTCGGCCACACCTTGCGGCGTGCCTTTCACCCGCTGCCACCGCAGGCCGTATTCGATGACCGAGGCGAGGTCGGGCAGGCATTGCGAGATCGCGCCAAGCCCGTATTCGACGACGAGCCAGGGCAGGATCGAGGGCTGCACCGGCGCGAATTTGAAGCCGCGCAGCTCGTCGAAACCGGGCTCAAGCTCCGGCAGCCGATCGAGCGATTCCGCGAGCGCGCGCTCGAAGGCCGTCGCGTTCTGCGGCAGCAGGTTCTGCCGTTGGCTCACCGGTCGCGGCCCTTGAAGGTGAGCGTCACCGTGCCAAGCTTCACCGCGGCGCCGTCATCCACGGTCGTGTCGGTCACCGGAGCGGTCAGCGACACTTTCTGGACGCCCGGCGCCTGCAGCTTGGAAACCAGCCAGGAGCGCGTCAGGTTGAAGCCGAGCCCGCCCTCGTCGGCCAACGACTGGCGCAACAGAGCCTCGAGGCTTTCGAAGACGGTCATCGGCGTCGTCGGCAGAAGCCAGATATCGGCGGCGACGTTCACCGTCGCGCTTGTGGCGGACACAACGGTGATGCGGTCGGAAATCACCCGCACGCTGTTCTTCTGCACGTCGGCGTCGACCGCGGCGAGCAGAGCGGCGTCCGGCTCGCCGAAATTGTCGGTCGCAAGCACGGCAATGCGAATGTCCGGGCCGGTACCGACGCGATAGACGGCGACCTCCTTGACGCGGATGCTCGCCCGGAACGCGGCGCTTTTGTACCAGTCTTCGGAGCCGGCTGTTGAGCGGCCGGAAATGGCGACCACAGTGCGGGCGCGCAGCCTGGCATCAGTTTCGCCGGTCAGGCGGATGACGTCATAGAACGCAGCCAGGTGATCGAGATCGGCGCCGGCCGCGAAGGCCAGCAGGTTGGCTTTGACCGCGTCGTTGATCGCCGCCCTGTAGAGCACCTCGCGGAAGGCGCCGACCTGCAGCTGGATGTTGCCCGGCTCGCCCTCGAGGTCGATGATGCCGGAGACGTCGAGCCCGTAGCTGGTCGCCAGGTCGACGAAGACGGCCTTGATGGCGGCGAGAGCGTCGGCCTCCGACGTGACGGTGATCGCCTGCGGTGCCGGCAGGCCCTCGAGCGTGGACAGATCGAGCATGGCGGTTCCTGTTTCCGGGCGAAGCCCGCAAGGCCGACGGGCCGTCGCGGCTGATGCCGCGCCCCACCGGAGCCGCGGCGGCGAAGCCGTGCGCGGCGTGAGGCTATGAAGAAGTTACGATCAGTTGGCCGCCGGCCTGACCGAGGCGCAGCGAGACGGTGCCGGCCGGCGTGAAGTCGCCGAGATGGGCGCGCGGCCGGTAGATGCCTTCGATGACCCAGGCGGAAGCGCCGGCGCGGTCGAGTGTCAGCGGCGAGATGCGCGTCGGCGTGAGGCGCGGCTCGAAAAGCAGGATCACGGCCGCGACCGACCACTGGAAGCGGATGACGGTCTGGACGTTGGCGAGCTCGCCGAGCAGCGCCGGGACCGGACTGCCGACATATTCACGCAAGACGCGCTCGAAATAGCGTGTCGTCAGCAGGATCTCGATCGCCTGGATGACGTTGTCCCAGCCGCTCTGCCGCAGCCCGGTCGAGCGGTCCATGCCGAATTGCGTCACTTGCGCTTCCCGCGTCTGCCCTTCGCCGGAGCGTCGGCCGATCCATCAGCCTTCGGCTGCGCCGGCTCGACGACATGGCCGCGCAGCCGCTCATAGGCCGCCTGCGACGGCGTCATTTCGACGGCGGTGCCGGCCACGCCAAGGTGCGGGGCGCGCTTGGTGACAACGAGTTTCATGGAGGCCTCCTAGTCGGCGGCGAATACTTTCGAGGAGCCCTCGACGATCGGCCAAAGGCCGGTCGAAGATCCCGAACTGACGTGAACCTTATCGCCTATGCGAGCGACCTTCTTGCCCTCGGCCGCGCCGAGGTCGACGCGGGATGCCGACAGTTCCGCGCGGTCGCCGCCGCCGTCGAACAGCATCGTCGCCCCGCCGAAGGTCGACAGGATCCGCGTCCCCGGATCGGACGACGGGGATGCGTTCTGGTCCGAATAGGTCATCGGCAGCGCGACCGCCTGGCGCATGTCGCCATGCGGCGCGACCAGCATCATCTGCTGGCCTTGCGTCGGCGGCCGCCAGGACTTTTCGGTGCCGGCGATCTCGCCCCACGGCCGCAGCGGCGACAGGAATTCGCGGCCATTGGCGTCGGACAGCAAGAGTTGCACGCGCTTGGTGTCGTGATCGACCTTCTTCACCGTGCCGAACCGCAGGTTGCCGGCGACCATGCGCTTTAACGCGGCGATATCGGCCTGCAGGCCGAGGATGACCTTCACCAGTTCCGTGTCATGCATCAGGCGGACCCGCCGAGATCGGGATCGGGCAGGATATCGTCCGTCAGTTCGGTCTGCTCGCCGTTGATGAGGGTGCCGACCCGGTCGAACCCGACGACTTCGCCGGCATCGGGCGGCGCGACGCCCAGCATGGCCGGCACCGCTGCCGTGGTCATCAGGGTCGACTGGATCTTCTGCCAGCTCATCAGGTCGACGCCCTTGGCGAACTCGCCGCGCATGATGACGACCGCAGACTGGTAGTCCGCGACCGTCGCCAGTTTGGTCAGTGCCGTGTCGATGACGGGAGGCAGCTTGGCGCCCGGAGCGGGATCGCAGACCGGCTCGATCTCGATCTCGACCATGCGGATGGCGTGCTTGCGGCCGTCCTCCGGATCGACGCCGCGAGCGGCCTTCACCGGCCCGATCGCGGCGACAAGCGAGCGGAAGCATTCCGCGAAGGCATTGTTCGGGTCGGACAGCACGCGCCGCCACTGCCGGTCGAGCATGTCGAGCGAGAATTCAAGACCGGCATCGGTCGGCGCGATCTCGATCTGGTTGACCGCCTGGCCGTCGGTCGTCTGATAGGTGACGCTCGAGGCAACGATGAGGTCGAGCGCGAAGGTCACGGTGCCGGAGGTGACGAAGAAGCCTTCGTTCTGGGCGGCATACTTGGTTTCGTCGATGCGCACCAGGATGACCGGCGCCTGCCGGTCGCTCATGATCGAAGACAACGCCTCGATGGAGGAATCGGTAACGCCGTCGGCGGCAATGGTGTTGCCGCGCAGCGCCTGGACGGCCAGCATGCGCAGCATGGCATTAACCAGGCTCATCCGTTCTGTCCTTCGCTTGCCTCGGCTTCGCCGCTCCTTGCGGACGGCCGGGCAAACCTGCCCGACGGGCGGTCGTCGTTGCCGCCTTCGGCGGAGATCACGACGCGGCCTGCAGGTTCGACAGATAGAACACGATCACCTCGGGCAGGTCATCGACGACGCGCTCGATCGAATAGATCGGCTCGGCCGGCCGGGTGGTGACCTCGCACTGATCGCCGGCCTTCGGCAGCCAGGTCATGTCGGCACGCGGGATCGAAACGCTGCACAGCCGGCCGGCGTAGCGGGTCGGCGCCATGCCGCGATCGCGTCCGCCGAGGAATTCAAGGTCCAGATCGATGTCGAACCGGCCTTTCAGGCCGAGCATGGCCGGGCGCGACGGATCGTCGGCCACCGACATCTCGCCACGCTGCTTGGCGCGGATGGTGATCAGGTCGCCCATGCGGGAGCGCGTCTCATGGACAAGGCGCGATCGGGCTGCACGAATATCCATGAAAGGCTCCGAAAAGGTGAGACCTCAGACCTGGCCGAGGTCCATCTGGCTGGCCTCGTCCGCCTTCACGAGGTCAACCTTGCTGGCTGGGCGCGCGGCACCCTTTGCGACAAGATCGTCGAGCTGCTTCTTGTCGACGTCGATGATTGATCCAGGCGCCTTCACCTCGATTTCTGCGCGCTTGATTGTCTTGCCTTCCGGGCTCTTCTCGCCCGGCGACTTGCACAGGTGAACGGTGCTCAAAGCAACGGCTTTGACCATGATGCTTTCTCCAATGATGTTGAAATGCCGAGAACGATGCCGGACCGGGGCAATCAGCCGAGGACCGTCGCCTTCAGCGTCGCGTTCGGATTGACGGGCACCATCAGCGGCGCCGACTGGGTGAGGATCTGCTCGATCGCCACATCGCCTTCAGGGATGTAGTTGCGCGGGAAGATCGGCAGCGCCTCGAACTGCGCATGCACGTCGACGATCGTTCCGAAGCAGCGATAGCCCTGCACGTTCGGACCGGTCAGCACGACATCCTTGGGCGACATGAACGGAGTGACCGAGCCGTTGACGGTGTAGTAGTCCTTATAGACCCAGACTTCGATACCGCCACCGAGCGTGCCGCCATAGCGGACCTCGCCGGTGGTCATGAGGCCGGTCTTGATCGTCAGGTCGGCATTGCCGCGCCGGGTCAAGTCCATCTCGGCAAGGATCTCGCTGTCGCGTCGCATGACACCCCAGGCATCCGTGCCGACGGTGATGCGGTTCGGCGCGCCGCCGAATTCGGCCGAATGCATCGTGTCCGCCCAGCCCTGGATGTCGTCGAGGATGGACACCCCGGGATCGCCCCAGCGCGCGCCGGCGCCGAGCACCACGGTGTGTCCGGCGGCGCGACCGAAGTCGACCAGCCGCTGCGGCATGTCCTTGCCTTCAATGACGACCTTGCCGTCGATGACGGCCTTGGCGGCCATCCATTCCCAGAGCCTTTCGACCGCAACGCGATGGAACTGCAGGATGTCGGCTTTGACCGCATCGTAGCGCGCCGCGGGGCTCTGCGCATTGGGACCGAGCAAGGTGCCCGGGCGGCGGGTGAGAGCCCGCAGCGGCGACACCGGATCGCTGGCCTTGACATAACCCGGCTTGAAGCGTTCGACGCGCGCGCCTTCCTCGTAGATCGCCCGGCCCTGCGCCATCGGGGCGACGAAGGGCGCGAGCTTCCGCCCCGAACGCGGAATTTTCTCCAGGTCGATATATTCGTCGGTCGATGACATCTGGTGGGGGAAGAGAAGATCGAGCCAGTAGCTCGGCACGATGTCGAGTTCGCGGAACACACCGAGCAGGGTGTGCGTATCCCAAAGTTCGTAGTTGTCGAAATCCGCCATGGTCGTGGCCCTTGTGAAAGATGCGGCCGGGGCCGCGATTGGGTTGAGGGTTTGCGCCCTGCGCTCAGAGCCGCTTGCGGATGAGGATGTTGGTGGGCGCCGGCGCGCTCCGGAAAGCCGCCTCGCGCTTGTCATCCGTGTTGAACGAGACATCCCAATTGAGCGCATCCGGATTGAAATTGCCGGCCCGGTAGATCGCGACGCGCTGCGCGACATCGGTGTCGACCACCGGGGCAGTCGTGATGCCGAGCGGCGCCACACCGATCTGATCCGCCCCGCCGACGAGGGTGGTGTTCGAAAATGCGATGGCCGCGCCGGTCTCGGTGGTTGCGATCGCGTTGCCGGGCGCTCCTGCGGCCTTGGCGACGATACCGACGATGCCGGCGGCATCAGATTGAGCGCTGACATCGGGATGGGGCGTGGTGAGCGAGCCGTATGCGGAGCCGGCACCAGCTCCGCCGTTGATCGCCGCGATCAAATTGCTGGCGGTCTCCGCCGCCGTCGCACCGATCTTGACCTGACCGGCGACAGTGGTCGGCCCAGCTTTCAAGGTATAGACCGTCGCGCCGATGGTGATGGCGTCGTCAACTGCTCCGACACCGGAGAACACCAGTCGGCCGGTCGCCTTGCTGCCGGGCACATGGACAAAAGTCGCCATGGCCAGGGTGTCCGTGGCCGCGAGGCCGACAACCGAGAAAGCCGGCAGCGCTACATCCCCTGCCACGGGAAAGTCCTCGGTGACAGGGTGCGGTATGGCCGAATTGAAGATTTCGGCGGAGGTGAACGTCTCGGATACTTCACGTGCCGCCATGCCCGGCTGCGCAAAGGGAATGCTGGTCATGATCGACCCTTTCAGGTGAGGAGTTGCGGTTGGATGGTGCGAGGCATCAGCCCTGCCTGGCCGGTGCC